TCAAGCCGCCGATGGTCTTCAACATTGCCACGTTGACATCGACGCGGCCCGGCTCAGGTTGGAAGTCGGGGTCTTTGTCTCGGCTGATCCGGCACTGCCGCTGCAAATCGCGCAACCCCTTGAGCATACAAATTACCTCGTGGCGATCTTCTAAAAATAAGCACGGCTCTTCGTACGTTTCGTTACTCATCACGCATATCCCCTTTTGATGTCGTTCCAGTTGTTGAGATCGTTTGGCGTGGGGTCGCACTTCACAACCTCGTACGCCTCGGCTACGCGGGCACGGCGCTTCACCAACTCGTCTCGTATCGAGACAATTTTATTCGTCCTGCCGCAGCAGTACCGCCTGCCGCTGACAACTTGAAAGTGATGCCCGGCGACGATTAGGAAGACGCGTCCGCTGGTGCGGTTGTCTTTGGTTTGTTTTAGCCAACGGGCAAGTGTTGGTCGGTCTTTACGCGGAACGCTATCGTGACGTGGGCTATAATAAGGCAACAGTTCGTAACCCAAGTCTTCCAGCGACATCTCTAGGTCCAGCGTCCAAACGCCTCGAATGGCGCGGGCTCCGGTGATGACACGCAGCAGCTTGGCCGCCTCTCCGGTAGAAATACCGGAGATAATTGAAATGGCGGCTGGGCCACAGTAGCGGTTCTTGGGGAACATGCCTTCGTGTTTTACGGGTCTAATCTTCATTTTGAGTTTCCTTTTCGGGTGACCACTGGATGATCCAGCGGGACTAGCTGCCGAAGACCTCGTTGAAATCGAGATATACGGTATTAGGGTCCACTGTCCGAGATTGCTCGATATCGACAATTTCGATGTGGCATTTCTCGACAAACGCCGCGCGGCCTCGTTTGACAGACTGCACCAGATCGCGATGATCTTTGTACCCGGCGTCCTTGGCGTGCTGCTCGCGGGCTTGCAAATAGAACAGCGGCACGCCGCCTTTTGCGTTATAAGCGACGTGCAGTTGGCTGCGGTCGGCGGCGGCAGCGCGGGCGGTCTTCTCGGCGGTCTTCGCGTCGATGCTGTGACCGGAAAGGATTGTGTCGCTGGGTGTGATGACCATCCACCCGGCGGTGACTGCGCGCTTGCCGGTGTAGATGTCTTCGTAGCCGTTGGAGAAAATTGATTTAATCATTTTGCAACTCCGTCGGTGCGGACGAGCCGGATGGCGTCGGGGTAATCCGCAACAGCGTCCTCAATGCTGTCATACTGCTCGTCGTATCCGACAAGTCCGTCGTCACAGTACGAGCAGTCGCTCTCGATGTAGCGGTCAACGCCGACGCGGGTCTCGGTAACTCCGAGGGCGTCACACTCTTGGCAGGGAAGGTAAACTTTAATGTCCATTTTCGGACCTCCATTTTTCCGGGCGGTATTGCCCTCCACAATATATAATGCTGTCAGTGTTTGATTGCAACCCCATTTTTAAATTATTTTCAAGTGGCCCACTGGCCCACGATTGGCCCGCCTAATGGGCCAGCCGGGTGGGCTAGCAAATACCGGACGGGGATTTAATCAAAATTGAGCGAAAACACCGTCCGGTCAGCATCCATTGACAAAAAGATTAAGGCCCGTCATTTTCATGGCGAGCCTTAGTCTTTCATCCGTTGTGCAATCTGCGCGATGGGCTGACGTTGCTGCGTCAGAGGCTAGGTTAACCGAGCGAGGAATTAACCATGCCTACAAACACTGTTATATCGGCGGACGTCGGTTTTATCAAGACGGCGCTGTCCGTAGCTAAGTCGTATCCCGTGTTTCCTACGTGCGACAAAATCCCGGCGCTTTCAAACGAAGAGTTGGGCGTCGAGCGGGGGCAGGGTGGCTACAAGATAGCCACGCAGGACCCAGCCGAGGTGAAGCGCCTGTTTAGTCACCAGCGTGCAAAAGAGATAGCCGTACCAATGGGTGATATGTCTGGTTTGCTGTGCGTAGACGTGGATATTCATAAAGACCCAAAAGAGCTAGAGGCGTGGGTTGCCGAGAACGACTGGCTGGCAAACACGCTGACGCACACGACACGATCCGGCGGCCTACACTTCTTCTTTCGCCACGAGCCGGGGGTCTTCTGGCCCAGCACTTTGCGACCCGGTGTCGATATTAAGGCTGGGGGAAACGGATACGTCTGCTGGCCGGGTACGCCGGGCTACTCGGTCCTTGTCGATGCGGAGCCTGCTGTCTTCCCGTTAGACGTGCTGGAGGAGATTATGGTGGCGCGTGGCGGCACGGGTCTGCTTTCTGGACCGGACGCCTACAACAACGCCACAGACGACGAGCTTATGACGCGGATAGCCGAGGCCACCGACCTATACCCGTCGCTGCGTAGCCTGTCCATGCGGATGGCGTCTAGTCGTATCACTCCAGCGGATAGCATTGGTACTTTACAAGCGCTAATGGATGCGAGCGTGGCGGCGGCCCCGGACCACCCGCGACACCTAGACTGGGTGGACCGCCGCAGCAAGATCGAGCATCTGGTTGTGACCGCCGTGGAGAAGGCTGGTGCGGTGTTCTCGGTGGACGACGATTTTGCGCGGGCGGTGGATGACGACGGCCCGTCGTTCTTAGACACACAGCGTATGTTGGCGGCCTCATCCCGCCCTATCGGCCCGCAGCAGGCCCCGACAGCCAATGAGATATCGGCGCTTGCTGCGGGGATAGAGTTAGACGAGGACGAGTTCCACTCGGTCACGCTGGGCGAGTTACACCAGCGCACCATAGAGCCGGTCGAGTGGCTGGTGCCGGGCATCATACCAAAGATGAACAGCGGTGCGCTGGCAGGTAGCAGCAACGTGGGCAAGACGCGGTGGCTGGCTCTGCTGGCTGCCTGCGTGGCCTCCGGTCGCACTGACATACTGGGATGGGAGCCATGCGAGCCGACGCCTGTGGTATGGCTGGCGAATGAGGAGTACGTCGAGGACATCCTACGTCGCATCAAGGCAGTGGCGCTGCACTATGATTTAGAGGACAGCGAGCCCATCATTGTCAGGGGTAAGGCCGTCGGCTCTTTCAAGTTGGCGCAGTTAAACGAGACCCGAACTTTGGAAATTAATCGAAACAATGTCTCTCGCCTCACCGCCATGATCGACAAGGTGGGCGCGGGGCTGGTGCTGCTCGATCCGTACGTGACGCTCGCCGACGCCGTGGACGGCGGCGAGAACTCAAGCGCGATGGCAGAGACTGTGCGGGAGGCGCTGACCCTCGTGCAGTCGTCGCCTAAGCGAGGTGTAGCGACGATCTTTGCCCACCACACACCGAAGCAGAACAAGAAGGAAGGCTACCGTGGCGACTTAGAAGCATTGCGTGGATCAGGTGCAATCGGTGCAGCACTGGACTTCTCGTGGACTATGGATCAGTGGACGCCGCAGAAGGGCAGCGCGGACGCCGCAGCGTGGAAGCAGCACTACCTCCGCTTGCGCCTCAAGCGTTTCGTGGTGGTTGATATTGCCAAGGTCAGAGAGGGAGAGGGGCACCCGCCGATTGTCATGGAGTTGGTGGGTCAAGAAATGAATGAAGGTGAGGGCAGGGACATTGGTGTCTGTCACATATCCAGTGAGGCAGAGGCCCTCGACGCGCTGTCGGTGGCGAACGACGAGGACGCAACCTTCTCTCTTATATTGGACGAGCTTATTGCCAACTTCGGTGAGGGCAGAGTTACAGGTGTCAAGAATATCTGTGACCCGATGAAGGACACTCCCGGTTGGCCCCCATACAAGGACAAGGTGCAGGGCGAGTTGGCTAAGCTATTTGAGCGGCTGTCGTCACCGACGCGGCGAGGCGACTACGAAATAACGATCTTACGGGAGGGCAAAAAGTGGCAGCTTCGGATCGTTCAAATGGAGGAATAGTTTCGGTATGTACCGAAGTACCGATACCGATACCGAGTGTAACGCATTGATATATAACAATGTTCTTTCGGTACTACCGAACGTACCGAAAGGCCGTACCGAAGGCGTTAACTTATTGGTATTGTTGAAGAAAAGTGCCCTTTCGGTATTCGGTATGGCCCTCCTCCCTACGGGAGGGCTACGTTCGTACCGAAGCCCCCCTCGGGTGGGGCTTTTGGTACACAGCTTTTAGAGGAGATGACATGACAGGAAAAAACAACCGACGCCGTGGTTACGCGCTTGAGAAAGAGACTGTTGATTTTTGGAAAGATCAGGGCATAGCCTGCGAGCGTGTGTTTGCCAGCGGTGCCTACAAGCGACTGGGCAAGGATTTCGAGGGCGATCTAAAATTAGACGACACTTACACGGTCGAATGTAAGCGCCGCAAAACTGGATCAGGCTTCCGCCTGTTATACGATGCGCTAAATCAGGACGACGCAGACCTCTTGGTTTTGCGAGCCGACAGAGAACGCAGACTTTACGTCATGGAGGAGGACACGGTCCTCCACTTGCTGAAGCGTGCGCGATCAGAGTAAGGTGATGACATGCGATATTACGTTTACACACTGATTGACCCGCGTGACCTCAAGCCGTTCTACGTGGGCAAAGGCAATGCCAACCGGCGCTTTCAACATATGAAGAAGCTGCCTGCTGATCTTGAAAAGGCAGGGGAGAAGGCACGCATTATTCGTGACATCAAAGACGCTGGCTTGAAGCCTCAGTCCATTATCAATGGCTGGTACGACGAAGAGCGCGATGCCCTCGATGCTGAGCAGGCTTTGATTGAGAGCATTGGGTTTGAGAACTTGGCTAACCAAAATTTAGGGGGAGGAGGTGATCGTGCCTCCAAGCGAAACCGAAACCTGACGGCGAAGCAGGAAGGTTTTGCTCGTGCCATTGTTTCTGGGTCCAATCAATCTGATGCGTACAGAGCTTGCTACAACGTGATAAATATGACGGACAAGCAAGTTCACGAAGAAAGCTCTAAGTTGCGTTCTCACCCAATGGTTTCCCAAAGAGTAGATGATTTAAACAAGCCAGCGGTGCAGAAAGTGAGAGAAAATAAGGCGATAGACTTGGGCTATCTTCTCTCGCGGCTGGAAGATGCTCTCGACTTAGCGGAGCAAACCGATCAGCCGGGAGCGATGACTTCGGCGCTGAAAGAAATGTCGGTCCTGACGGAGCTACGTCCCGCCGAGAAGCGGGAGCAGACGAACATCAATGTCACCGATCTGTCGGAGCGTATCCAGCAAGGCCGCGCCCGTCTAGTCGCGATCAACGGAGGCCGCGATGACGGCAGCACAACATAGCTGGGGCCCGCCCCTACCGGGGGCTGGCCCGCAGCGTATCTGCATCTGCTGCGGAGCGCGAGAGACTGCGTCTAGTCGCGATCCGCAGCATCCAGACTACGCCTGCGCCGGACCGACGGAGCTAGCCGACTACGACGCGGTGTATGCCAACACCGAGTACGAGCCACTCTGATGGCGCGTCTGGGTGACATGGACCCGATACAAGTGCTGTCCGAATGGGCGGCGCTGCCCCCGGCTCACTACCTAGCCGACGCTGACGGCGCAGAGGTCACAGTGTGGCCGGAAGGCTTCGTCATGCTGACCCACCCGGACCATCTGCCCGCCGTCCTGCCGCACGACGCAGAGCCGCCGCGCTGGTACACGATGGCGAACAGCGCCGCCGTAGACATGGACGTCGTCCATTGATGCGGCCCCTGTGCCTGAGCATCGTGATGCTGTCCGTCGTGCTGCTGCTCGGTGGCTGCGTCGTGACCATAGTCACGACGGCAGCCAGCGCCGTCACCAACGCGGTGCAGTCATGGAAGATCGATCGATTGGAGGAGAAGATTGAGCGCGGACCCCAACATTGATGTAGAGCTAGCCGACCTGATGGCCGAGTGCTACGCCGATCCGCTGCGGCATGTGCTGGTCAGCTATCCTTGGGGGTCAGGCTCGCTCGCCGGGTTCGACGGACCCGACGAGTGGCAGCGGGACTTCCTCAACGAACTGAGCGACGACATAAAGAAGCGAGGCTTCGACGGATCGACGCCCGTCGCACCCATCAACTACTCAACCGCGTCGGGTCATGGTATCGGAAAGTCCTGCCTAGTAGCTTGGCTTGTGCGTTTCCTGCTTGACACCCGGCCCTACTCGAAAGGCATTTTGACCGCCAACACCTCAGAGCAGCTACGAACCAAGACGTGGTCCGAGTTAGCCAAGTGGCACCACCTCGGTATCACGAAGCACTGGTACACTCTGAACGCTGGGGCGGGATCGATGAACATGTACCACAATGCCCACCGTGAGACTTGGAGGATCGACGCGCAGACGGCGAAGGTCGAGAATAGCGAGGCGTTCGCTGGCCTGCACGCAGCCAACGCAACACCGTTTTACATCTTTGATGAGGCGTCTGGTATCCCTGACAAGATATTCGAGGTCCGAGAGGGAGGGCAGACCGACGGAGAGCCGATGACGTTCGACTTCGGCAACCCGACACGCAACACGGGGCGGTTCTACGAGAACATGCAGGGCCGCTACCGACACAGGTACACCCGCCGATACATCGACAGCCGCACCGTGTCGATAACGAACAAGGGCCTGTTCGATCAGTGGATCGAGGACTACGGCGTCTCGTCAGACTTCGTGAAGGTCAGGGTGTTGGGACAATTCCCCGACGCTGGTGAGCTACAGTTCATACCGACGTCCGCCGTGCGGGACTGCATCGACCTAGCCGTTGCGGTGCAGCCACACGATCCGCTGGTCATGGGCGTGGACGTGGCACGCTTCGGTGACGACCAGTCCGTCATCTACTACAGGCAGGGCCGGGACGCCGAGAGCCAAGGTATGCACACCTACCGAGGCGTGGACACCATGACCCTAGCCGCCGAGGTTGCGAGGCACGCGGCGGAGAAACGACCCGACGCGATCTTCATAGACGGCGGCGGTGTGGGCGG